TTTGACCCAATCTGAACATATCGTCCGGGGTATATAAATATATCTGGGCCATAAATATATGTGTCCGGAGTATATATTAATAACAAAAGGATGATTATGAAAACATTAAAACTGACTAAGAAACAATATGAAGTATTGAGACATTGTCTTATTCAAGCCTCTGAATGCGAATATTTTAATTTAGATGGTTTGGCTCATGATGAGGATGGCAAAGTAATTGATAAAAAGTATGCTAAAGAATTCCGAGCTTATGTGAGAGTGTTAAAAAAGTTAGAAATAAAACTTAACTGTAAACTTACTTAATAAGTCACGGTGGAATCTTTCTAGGATTGTATGAAAAGTTAGCGTGGGTAAAAGATGACAAACCCACGCTAAAACTAAACAACGAGATAGTCTCTATTAAAGACATGGGTAAACATTACTGTATTAAATATAATAAATCAAATAAAAAAACCCTGGATCTTGATAACCCAGGGTTTCTTAGAAAGGAATGAAAACAAATGTTTAGTTATTATAAACACACTATATGTTGTGTTCAAGTCCCGTGTAGCGTGTATATGTAGTAGTGGTATAGACAGTCAGGGACCACGGGTCACGGTTCTGCCACAATTGCCACAATTGATAAAAAAAGTTTAAAAATTAAAAAGTGCGGTTATATAATAGTATATGAGGTTATCATTATGATTAATTAGGCCTGAACAAACGATATAAGACGTTATATCATTTTTTGTTCAAAATTCATGGAGCGCTAGGCTGTTCCTATATACCCACTCTATAGAAAAAAAATATTTTAAAAAAAATTCTATAGGGCCAAAAAACTAGGAAACTAGGAAAAAGTCAATAAAATCAACACTTCTAGGTCAAAAATAACTAGGAATAAACTAGGAAAATTCCCAGAAAACTAGGAAAAATCTTGATCCAAACATAATAAAATTAATTTTTAAAAAATTTTTTCCTACTTTTGGGGTATATAGGAAAACTTAAAGTATGTTATAAATAGGTCAAGATGCCAAAAAAGAAGAATGAATTAAAAACATGGACTGAGTTAACTAAAAAGCAAAAAGCTTTTGTTGATATCCTGGTAGAGAATTGGGGCCAAATCTCTAAAGTTGAAGCTGCTAAGCAAGCTGGCTATGAGTCTAAAAAGGAATATGGCCCAATGGAGATTGCTTCAAGATTAACAAATCCTGATTTGAATCCACATGTGTGTAGATATTTAGAAAGAAGACTACAAAAAGAATTACAAATTTATGAGAAAGACAAATTAAGAAAATATAAAAGATTTGACGATTTGTCTAAGAAAGCAGAAAACAAAGGCCAACTTGGTGTAGCAGTGAATGCTGAATTTAGATCTGGCCAGATGGCAGAAATGTTTGTAAATAAATCAGAAGTTAAACATGTAGGATTGGAGGGTATGTCTCGTGAACAGCTTGAGAAACGTTTATCAGAGCTCGAACAGAAAATTGGTGAAGCGAAAAATATCGTTGACGTTACGCCAGAAAAAACTGCTACAGACTAAAGACTGGTCAAACTTCATGACTGTTTTTCATGAAGTACACAATCCAGGAATTAATACAAGTGTAGGTGTTGTTAAAGTAAAAATCAAACCTTGAAAATTACTATGGAAAAAAATGTAACCTTGGAAAATGCTATGGGAAAAAAATCAAACCTTGGAAATTACCATGGGCGAAATTTATGAGAAAGAAAATTAAGATTAATAAAAAGAAAAAAATTGATATTGAAAAATATCCAATGGTGGAATGTCGTTGGCACGATATTGTTAGTGACCCCAGTTGGATAAGTTTAGATGATTTAAAAAATTCAAAGTTGGCGGTATGTATTACAAAAGGTCATCTGCTTTCTCAAACAGGTGGAATTACAAGAATTTTTGGCGATTATGCTATAAATGATAAAGACCCTAAAAAAATTGATGAAGTTGGAAACTCTACAATTATACCTAATTCAAACGTTATAAAAATTAAAAAGATATAGTTGTATAAAAAAAATTTTGCACTATATATAGTTAATGCAAAATTTTATTGGTTTCATAATTAGATTAATTTATTTTTATCCCTTATTCCTGCTTATTTTAATTTTGACCCTGCTAATTTTAATTTGACATATCTTATCATATCCCATATATAGAAATCAGATTAAGCTCAATCGGTTTCCGTACCTGTTAGGGCTAGTGAGTATAAAACACTAGATAACGGCTTGATTGAGAAGTTAGGAAATTTGTAAGACGATACCAAGTTACTTGGGTTTCTTAATTTTCGGTGGCAGATTAAAATTTTCATTTGCTTATGTATTATTTTGGTCTGCCATTTTAAAACTAAACAATAAAAGGGGGAAAATGTATAATTCTGTAGTAATCATTAATGATAAAGGGCAAGAAATTAAATGTAATAATTTTAGTGAGCTTGTAGAAAAGTTAGTTAAAATTAATGATAAATTACTACCTAGCGGTTATCATCTTCAAGTTAGAGAAGATGATTGGGAATTTTACGATTTCTTCTAACAACAAAAGGGGAAAAATGACACAAAAGCAAATAAGCAAAGACAATCGAATTTATTGGAATAATAAAATTGAAAATAAATTTGATGAAAAGAAACAAGCCATTGAGAGTTTGTTTATCAATGAGATAAACGACAAAAGCGAAAAACAATATCCAAAATTTCTTAAAATTTTGGGATTAGAGAAACAACTCAAAAATCTTGTTGAAGTACAAAAAGAATATAACGACTTTATTCTTTCAAGAGAAAAAAAGAAAAATGATTTATGGCAAAAAGTTTCAAATTCTTACGCTGTAATAGAAAAAAAGTTCAAACAATGGGAAAAGTCTAGGAAGTGGGATAGTTACTGCCCAACCATTGAAGTTTCCGACATTGATGGAACTTGCACTATGGATAAGAAACTTGAACAAAAATTAAAAGAAAATTGTCATAAAGAGGTAGAAAAATCATTTTATGCTTCGCCTAAAGCTAAAGATTTACAAAAAATCGAAGAGTGGCGAGAGCAAGCTAAAGACGTTTTGCATAGTGATATGATAGGAAGCGAAGTATTAAAAACTTTGCAGAATATTTGTAAAGCATCAAATATTGCTATCTCTATACCTACTGATGACACTTTGAAAATTTCGCAAGGGGGTAAATAATGGGTCTAGACCAATACGCACATATAAGAAATAAAAAAATAGACTTTGATAAAGTCTATTCTAATCGTTATAAACCACAGCGAGACGGCTTTGTTTGGCGAAAACACGCAAGACTACAAACGTTTATGCAAAATGTTTTTTATCAACGCAACCCAAACGCTGAAGAGTTTAATGGATTAGCAGAACTTGAATTAGATAGTGCCATTATAAAAGAACTCCGGTCAGAAATAAAAAACGGTTATCATAATTCTTTCTGTGATGGTGGTTTCTTTTGGGGTCACCAATTCCAAGAAGAGAGCGTCAAAGAGTATGAAAAGCAAGATTTAGAATTTTGCGATTGGGTACTCACAGAATTAGACAAAGGAAATAAAGTTGTCTATTCTTGTTCTTGGTAGGTACAGGTTTTGTTCTGTGGAAAACCCATTATGAACAAAAGTGGGTCAAGTCGGATATTCCGTAAGAGTGAAGTTTTGGGAACTCATATTCGAAAGACATCAGTTCGGCTGGTGGTTACTTGACCCAAAATGAACACAAATAATTCTTTACATTTCCCATTTAGATAAGATATAAGTAAATATGTTCAAAACTATTAAATCTAACAAAGGAGTAGTCAATGAATAGTAAGGAACAAAAACAAATGGAACAATTTAGTGCTAAACCATTAGCGCAAATTGTATTAGAACACTCTAAAGACGATGAGATAATTAAACAAATCTCAAAAGTGCATAAGTTAAGAAAAGCATTTATTTTAGAGAAAATGAAAACAGATAAAAAACTTTTTACTCATAAAAAGTCAAAGATTATGGTTGAAGTTCAAAAGACTTTAAGAAGTATTTTTGATAGTAAGAAGTTTAAGTTAGAAAATTCCGACCTATATGAAAAGTATAAAACGGAAACAACAGCAACAACTTTGAAAACAACAAGAGTATGATTTTCAAACTTTTAGCAAAACTCAAGCCCATTAGAAATAGTGATGGGCTTGTTGCAATTAAACCTAAACCGCTTTCAAAAGTGCATTTACAAGGTCAGCACGTTGAGAGATTTTTGAAGCATAAAAGAGATATTAATGGTAATAGACAGAAATAACGAGGGTGCTTGGCGAATATCAGAAACTATAAATGGATATTTACAAACAAAAGTGTATTATTTTTACACTAAAAAAGAGGCAATAAAACTATTTAAAAAGTTTAGAGAGGAGTTAATTAATGGCAAATTATAGTTCGCATATTGCTGAAATTATGAAAGATTACAAACTGATGAGTAGGGCTTCTTTTTTAAGAGTTCATAGTGAGCAAGATTATCAAGACGCAAAAAGAGAAATAGAAAAACAACAGCACGAGGAAAGGATTGACGGTTTAAGATATGGCAAATAGCGATTTAGATAAAGTATTAGAATATGTTAATAGTTCAGCAAATGTAGCTAGGGCAAATAATGATTTAAATAAAGTATTAGAATATGTTAATGGTTCAGCGAATAAAGCTAGGGATTTGATGTTTGAAGAGATTTCTAACAATACTATACATATAACTACAATAATAGTTTGTGAGCAAATTGCAAAATTTGTTAAAAAACTACAAGAGAAAAACAAAGAAAATGGAAATAATAACTAATTTTAACGATACTTTATATTATACAATACTGTTTTTAACTGCTCTTTGGTTCTTGATATTTTACTTGCGTTAAGTCTTTTCTTGACTTAATAAAAGTAATGAAAAAAAGAGAGAGTTTATTGTGGCAACGCATTAAAAAACTTAAATTAAAAGGTCAAATTTTTCGCATAGAAAGCAATACCATCAACGGAATTCCCGACGTTTATTGGCTGTTAAATGGTCAATCAATTTGGATTGAATTAAAATCTAATAGCATCAAGAATTGTGGTCTTTCAAAGTATCAAATTAACTGGCATAACACACATTTTAAAAATGGTGGTCGGTCTTTTATCTTGCAAAGAGACTTCTCTTTGCGCCGTCTCAAACTATATGAGTTACAAGGGTCGAGGGTCGTGAACCTTGTTGCTGATGGCGTTGATGATAACGGAACTTTAGACTTGCACTTTGATTGTATGCGTTGGCGTTGTGAAAAAATAATTTATTAAAAAAAATGACCGGGAAGCGTGAACCACGCTTCACGAATATTTAAACCCCGAAGTCGCCTAACGGCGACTTCGGGGTTTTGTTTCTTAACCTTAAAATTTAATGGTCGAAGTTGCTATGGGCATTGGTGCGTGTGTTTTATATTAACCTTAAAATTTAATGGTCGAAGTTCCTATGGGCGTGTTCCGTTCTTCTATTTCTTAACCTTAAAATTCAAACCTCGAAAAATGTAATGGGCGAAAATCGCTATGGGCGATTTTGCGTTATCTTTTTCTTAACCTTTAAGAAAAAAAAATTTAAGCGGGTATATGTAAAGAGGGAGGTAAAAATTATGGAATAATAAAAAAGAATCCCGGAGCTGCAGCTCCGGGCCCTGAATAAAAAAAAATAAAAAAATAGTTGACTGTCATATGCATCTTATGCTAATGGGATATTAACCCTGGTTTAATTGCGATCATACTAGTCCGAATCGTAACAATTGGATCAGGGCCTAAACAACGGAAGGAAAAAAAAATGAGCACATTTAAAAAAGGTTTTATTAAGCATGGTCTAGATCATGGTTACATAAAACCAAAAAAAAGAAAAACCTGCCAGGACCTGGTGATTGAAAAATATAAGAGAAGGTTAGTAGATCTAGAAGCTGCCTTTCATTATTTTTCAATTGAAAAAGACTCAGCCAGAGCTGCACATGATAGGCACGAGGATCTCAAACATTATGAAGACTATTATGATTACGCAAATCAGCTTGGGCTAAGCTTTGATTTTGTAGATGCAGATGCATCTGAAGGCCAATCTTGTGGTTACTGGAGGTGGCAGCTGTCCACAGGTGGACCAGGGGATGAGTTCAGAATATTCACCGATGTGAAAAAAAATATCGATCGGATTGAATATGTTTATTTGGACTGGTTTGATGGTGCGACGCACAAGATTGAAAATATTCCAGCACCACTAGCAGAGGCTGCGTCCTGGTTCTTAGAATTTAGCAGCTATGACCAGGAAGGCTTAGAGATCTAATGGATAATTTCATAGGCTTCCTGATCAGGTTTATTTATTTCAGACCGTGGACATTAACTTTAGTTATCTGCGGGCTGCTCTGGATTCTTTAGAATCGTTCTAAACTAGGCCCAGAATGTTTGTGTCCGTTCTGGGCCTTTTCATTTGAAATAAAAATAAAACATCTTATATTAATGGGATAAACAACAACGGAGAAAAAAATGTATCAAGTACACTTTAAACTAAAAACCAACGGTGACGATTTAAGAGTTGCTGTAACTCATGCAGACAGCACCATTAAAGGTGCTTTTTTTGAGTTCCTTAAAAAGCATGGCTATGAGCTCTGGCAGCGTGTCCTGGCTGTAGATTTATATTCAGGAATTACTGACAGGTCTATGGAATTTAAACCTAAAGTTTTTTTAAAAGTTATAGGTTGCCAGAAGGTCAACTTAAAAATGTTGGCTGGAGATTTAAAAAAAATATAATTTCTCCAACGTGGCCCGGGACTGCTGGGCCACGACCCCCCACCCCCTCTCAGATCTATAGAGGTACCAATCGACTTTTAAAAACGAAAAAAAATTTGTAAAATTTTGTCACCGTTTTGGCCCAAACAATACGATCTTAGTCTTAGCCTTGTATCACAAATACATGTAGTATATGGTAAAACAAAAAGGACCCGTAAAAAAAGGGTCCCAATAGAAAATTGATTTATGTCAAAATCCACAGATTTATTATCTACAGATGACCTACGTTTGAGGCTCGAAAGAACCTGGATTCAACATATTAAATTATGTCAGGATAACTTTTTGTATTTTGTAAAAAATGTTTGGCCTGAATTTATTTGTAAAACAGAAAAAAATCCAGATGATTGGGGACATCATCAAATTATTGCAAAAGAGTTTACAGATATAGCAAAAGATAAAAAAGGAAGGCTCATTGTAAATATGCCTCCTAGACATACAAAATCTGAATTCGCTTCTATATATTTTCCTGCATGGATGATTGGTAAGTATCCCAAAATGAAATTAATGCAAGTGTCACACAATGCAGAGCTATCAGCTAGGTTCGGTGCAAAGGTAAGAAATTTAATTGATAGCAAAGAGTATAAAGAAATCTTTGGAGATGTTAAACTACGAGAAGACTCAAAAGCAAAAGGACGTTGGGAGACGAATCATGGGGGTGAATATTATGCAGCGGGGGTTGGCGGTTCT